GTGCTCCAGAACCATTCGAACCGCGCGCTCGCGCACTTCAGGTGAATAGGTATTGCCGTTCCGTTTCGTCATGATGGCTCCTTACTCTCAAGAGGGGGAGCCTCCGGCAATCCCGGGGCGGTTCAGAATCCGTGATCGCGTAGTCGTAGACGTGGTTCTTGAGCTTGGCCGTAGCCCGGGAGAAGTCCTGCCCGGTTTGCGCGGCGGTAAAGATGTCGACGTCGTACCGCTCTTCGACTTCATCATATGCCAGACGCTCGATAACCATGGCGGCCTTCTGCTCGGCAATGATGCGCGAGGCCTCGGAGATGAAATGCTCGGGGTTCTTCGTGAACTGCTCGAAAACCACGGGTTCTATCCGGCCGAGGATGGTCGCCGCCGTGTCTCGCGTCAGCTGCGTGTTTTCGGCCACCTTGCCAACGAGGTCGTACTTCACGAGGGAGTGGATCGAGGCCCCGTGCTCGGTCGTGGTGCTGGTGACGGTAAAGCCGTCACCGCTGCGAAGCTGGTTGTCGGTCAAACCATCGCTCTGCACGCCAACCTGCACCGTGTACTGCAACGGGGTAACCCGAAGCTGGCTGTCCAGCGCACCGATGCACTTCCGGATCAGTTCGGCCGAGTCGAACTCGACACGATAGACCGCCTTGTGATTGATCCGCGCCCAGAGCTCCTGGAACTCCTTCTTCTCAAAGTTCGCATTGAGGGGGTTGGTCTTGGGCTTGCGGCCATCATCGACCTTGGGCAGTTGTGCGTCGCTGAAGACGCTGTCGATGAGCTGGAACACCTGCTCTGCATGGGGCTTCAGCTCATCGGGCAAGTCGGCCAGTTTCCCCGCCGCTTTGGCCTCGTGGTAGGCGTCCGCGATCTGATCTGCATCGTCCGTGTAGTCGTTCTTCAGCAGGTAGCGGTAAATCTGCCTGGCCATCGCAGAGGTCACCTCGAGCGGACCTTGACCGGTGGCGATTATCTTGCCTGTGAAATAGGCTTCCGTTGCCTGTCGCGGACGTGAAGAAAGCGTCTCGGCAATTTCCTTCTGCAGACCGGCAACGAAGTCCTTGTAGCTCTCGCTCGCGACTACAGTCAGCACGTTGATGTCATGAACCACCGCCGGATGATCCATCCGGTCGCCATGCTGATCCACGCTCAGGCGCAGGCCGCGACCCACTTCCTGGCGGCGGGAAATGGTGTTGTCGCTGTGCTTCAGCATGCACATGACGAAGACGTTCGGGTTATCCCACCCCTCCCGCAGCGCCGAGTGTGAGAAGATGAATCGGGTTGGTTCGGCGAAGGAAAGCAGGCGTTCCTTGTCCTTGAGGATCAGGTCGTAGGCATCCACGTCGTCGGAATCGACCGACCGGGCGCCAACGGCGGGGTCTTTCAGGCGGTTCGTCTTCTTGTCGATCGAGAAGTAGCCGTTGTGGGTCTTGGCGGCATCGATGTCCGCGAGATATTTCCGGTACGCCTCATTATCGATTGCGAGCTCCGAGAGGTACTCGGCTTTCAGCAGCTCGTATTCTTCCTCGAAGACCCGCGCATACTCGCCCTTCTCGTCGGCTTCGTCGTAGTCGCGGTACTTCACAACCTCGTCGATGAAGAACAGCGATAGCACCTTAATGCCCTGCGCGAACAGCTGCTTTTCCTTGTCCAGATGCGCCTTGATCGTCTCACGGATCTGGATGCGGCGGATGTCGCGCTCGGAGACATCGCCGTTCGCCTCACCAGCGCGCAACACTTCGCCATTCGTGAATTCGACCGTGTCGTTGACGGCGTCGATCTGGCTGATCGTGAAGCCTCGGTACTGGTCCAGCTCGCCCGACTCCACGAACAGGTCGTCGCGGAATTCGAGCCGCCTAAGCTGGCGCTTGATCTCGCCAGACTTCAACTTCACCTCCATCTCGATCCGCGCCACGGGGGCCTTCTTCGAGATTTCGATGCCTTCCAGGTAGAGGTAGGCGTTGGTGCCGGCCAGCCCGCGGGTCTGGATGCCGCGCACCGCGATCTTCTTGACCAGCTTCTGGTTATAGGCGTCCAGCGCATCCAGCCTATGAACGCGGTTATGCTGGGTCCGGTGGGTCGCCGAGTAGCGCATGATGAACAGCGGCTTGAATTTCGGCAGCGCCTCCATGGTCGCCGCGCCTTCCATCTTCTGCGGCTCGTCGAGGATCAGGATCGGCCGGTTAGAGGCGATCACGTCGATGGGGCGTCGGGACTGGAAGTCGTCCAGCTCGTCATAGATGCGTTTGTTGTCGGCCCCGCGCGACGCGAACGCCTGGATATTGATCACCATCACGTTGATGCCGGCGTCGGACGAAAAGCTCTCCAGCTCGTGCAGGCGTTTGGAGTTGTAGATGAAGAACCGCGCCTTCTTGCCGTAGCTCTCGGTGAAGTGCTCGGCCGTGATCTGCAGCGATTTATAGACCCCTTCGCGAATGGCGATCGACGGCACCATGATGATGAACTTCGACCAGCCATAGCGCTTGTTCATCTCAAAGATGGTCTTGATGTAGCAATAGGTCTTGCCCGTGCCGGTCTCCATCTCGACGTCGAGGTGGACTCGGGTGGCGGCAAGCGCATCGCGCCTGTAGGCGGCCGGAACGGGCACGCGCTCCCCGCGGGCATTGAAGGTGGTAAAATTCGTCAGCGATTGTGAGACGGGCAGATTCTGGCGCCGCTGGACCTTCTGGATGTTCTCCAGGATCTGAACGTCGGTCAGGGCGAGGTCGGCGTTCTTGAAACCTTCCTCGAAGGCGCTGGCCTGCGCCTTGCGGCCGGGGTCGATGCGGTAGGTCAGGCCAGAGGTCATGGGCTGACCGGCGAAGCAGTCGACCACGTCGTTGACGGCATTGGTCTGATAGGGCTGGACCTTGAACTTGAGCTTCATGACCGGCCTCAGATCGACTTGACGTCGGTGGTGGGCGAGAGCTGGCGGAAGATCTGTTCGACGTTGATCTTCACCGCGTCCGAGACGAAGCCGTTGTCCCGGAAGACGACGCGCAGCGGCTCGTGACCTGCCAGCTCCTTCACCAGATCCTCGGTGATGCCGCGGTCGAAGCAGGCGACGAGGGCGTTGTCGTCGACGAAGAAGACAGTCTTGCCCTGCACCGTCTCGCGGCGGATGGGCAGCGTCAGGTCCACGCCCCAATCGACCAGCACCTGGAACAGCAGGTCCTCGGCCGTGCGGCCCTCTTTCACGTTGTCGACCATGTCGAACAGGTCGGACTGCTTCAGCTCGTCCGGGCGGTAGTAGACGTCCTTCATGTTCGAGGTGTCCACCTTGAGCACCCGGAAGCCGACATCGCGGTTCCAGTCCGGGTGGCATTCGCCTTCGAGGATTTTCTTGCCGGCGCGGCGGATCCGCTCTTTTGAGAGGTCCGCTATCGTCCTGTATCCTGATTTGTATGCCTCCGTATCGACTGCAAGAGCTTCCGGAAGTTGAACCATTATAAAGGATCGATTGCCACCATCTCTGGCATTCCCTGTTCAGTAGCACAATCTGTTGATCCTGCGGTCTCCTGGCCGCGGGGTCCGTATCGAGCCCGAGGCGTCTGAGAGCGTAGTAGAGAAGGGCCTTGCGGACAGGGATCTTCGCCCGGCCGCCACGCATCCCATAATCAAGGGCAATGACCTTCTGCTGCATCTCGGACAGCTCTGGGTGCGGTCCGATCTCCAAAGTTACCTGCTCGTTCCAGTCGGCGTCGTCATCGGCACGGAGCTCGCTTGGCTTGGTGCTGCGGGTCTCGATGATCCGCGAGAGCAGGAAGTCCTTGAAGCTCTGATCGGTGAGACAGAAGGCCCGTGTGTGCCAGCGGAACCCGTCGAATCCGATCGCGTGTGGCGCAATCCAGCGCCAGCGCGGCTTCGGCCGGGACAGCGACTGATACTTGACCTCGATGGCTTCTGATCGGCGGATTGCGGCGACCACAGAACGCAGGGTTTTGGCGTTGACGCTCCGCACGGGCGTCGGCGCGGAGTCGTAGGACGGAAACTGTCCGATCCACGCATCGGCGCGATCCAGAATTCCGTCGGCGACAGATCTAAGCTGCGCGAGATAGCGGTTCGCGTCGGGTTTCAGGAAGTGTGGAGCGAACTCTGCACCGCGGACATAGGCGCGAGCGCTCTTGTCGTAGTGCATGTTCTGCGGCGCCATTCCTATATAGCGGTTCAAGTCGGTGGACGCTTGGTTCACCGAGACGCCGAACGCATCCATCAGATCGCCCCGGTTCACATGCCCCTCCCAAAACAGCCGGAACTCGATGAATTCGAGTCGTTGCTCGACCCCCCATCGCAGATCGGCCTTCGCTGTCGCCACACTGGACTCCTAATGACATGATCCGTCCGTTAACTAGGTATGCCTAGTTACTGGGCTCTTCAATCACGCTAATGGAGAGATGATCGGCGGGCAATAGAAACTTGACGGGGGCGCGGTTTCGGAGCCGGCAATCGGCGTCAGAGGCCCAGCGCAGCTCGCTGTGCCGCCCACTCTAGCGGCATGGGCTTCAACAGAGCGTCCAGCTGAAGGTCGGCCGGCTGCCTTCCGTCGAGAATCGCCTCGACGATGTCCGGGGCCAGCAGGGTCAGGCGCAGGACCCGGCACATGTAGGACTGGTTGATCTTCTCCGCTTCGGCCAGCTCGGTCACCGAGGCGAATCGGCCGCTCTCCATGAGGCACTTCCAGCGGTAGGCCCGGGAGATGGCCTTGACCATGGTGCTGTCGACACGCGGGCGGGGCTGGCCCCAACCCGCCCCCTCGGGCATCACCACCTGCTTGCGCCCGCCGCGCTTCCGGAGGGTCAGAGGCACACGGACGGTTAGCGTCCGCCCGTCATCGGTGGTGGCGTCACCGGCTCTCATGCAGCCCTCCGCGGATTGTCGGCCATGCCGCCAAGCTCATGAACCAGACGAGCCAGCCCGTCGACTCGGAGGCGAATGTCGACGCCTTCCTGCCCGACCTCCACACGCTCGACGAGGAGCTGGACGACGCGCGCCTGTTCGGCCGGGAACAGTTCGTCCCAAAGCGGGTCGAGCCCTTCCAAGGCTTCCCTGACCTCAGCCTCGGACAGACCATCGATCTCGGGTCGCGCCGATCGCCATGTTCCGACGATCACCTCCGGGGCGCGAAGGAGGCCGCGCAGCTGGTCGACAACCGCGCCCTCGATCTCGGCGGCGGGCACGCGCCCCACCGGGCAGGCATCGGCGCCGCGTTTCAGAACGGACTGACTGACGTAGTAGCGGTAGAGCTTGTCGCCGCGCCGCGTGTGCGTCGGCGTCATGGCGCAGCCGGTCGGCCCGAAGATGAGACCCTTCAGCAGGGCCGGGGTCGCGGCCCGTGTCCGGCCCGCGCGCACCCTCGGGCTCTCGCGCAGGATTGCGTGCACCTTGTCCCACAAGGCGCGCGTGATGATAGCTTCGTGCTCTCCGGGATAGGCGGTCCCCTTGTGCACGGCGTCACCGATATAGACCCGGTTGTTGAGCAGCTTGTAGAGGAAGCCCTTGTCCACGAGACGTCCGCGCCGCGTCCGCACGCCTTCGGCCGCGAGTGCCCGGGCCAACGCGGTCGCCGAACCCACCTCGACGAAGCGCTCGAAGATCATCCGGACCGTCGCGGCCTCGGCATCATTGATCACCAGCTTGCGGTCCCGGACCTCGTAGCCGAGCGGCACGAAGCCGCCCATCCACATGCCGCGCTTGCGGGAGGCAGCGATCTTGTCGCGGATGCGCTCGCCGATCACCTCGCGCTCGAACTGGGCGAAGCTGAGCAGGATGTTGAGCGTCAGCCGCCCCATGGACGTCGTGGTGTTGAACGACTGGGTCACGCTGACGAAGGTGACGCCGCCGCGATCGAACACCTCGACCAGCTTGGCGAAATCCATCAGCGAGCGGCTGAGCCGGTCGATCTTGTAGACGACGACCACGTCGATCCGGCCGTCCTCGATGTCGGCAAGCAGGCGCTTCAGCGCCGGCCGGTCCAGAGTCCCGCCCGAGAAGCCGCCGTCATCATAGGGCTCGGGGATGAGCAGCCAGCCTTCGGGCTTCTGGCTGGCGATATACGCTTCGCAGGCTTCGCGCTGGGCGTCGAGGCTGTTGAACTCCATCTCCAGCCCTTCTTCCGTCGACTTCCGTGTATAGACCGCACAGCGCAGCTTGCGGACGACCTTCAATTTTTCAGGCGGCTTCGTCATGTCCGCCCCCTGTGGTTCTTGAGCCCGAAGAACACCCAGCCGTTCCATCGCGTCCCGGTGATGGCGCGGGCGATGGCCGACAGCGACTTGTACGGCCGTCCCTGCCACTCGAAGCCGTCGGCGGTGACGGTGACGACCTGCTCGACACCCTGCCATTCGCGCAGCAGCCGCGTGCCGGTGATCGGGCGGTCACGGTCGGCGCGCATGCCACGCTTCTTCCTGTCGCCGCCGTCCAGTTCTTCGCCAAGCCGCTCCAGTCGCCGTATCGTTTCGGGCTTTAGCCCGCCATAGGCGAGTTCCTGGATGCGGTATGCAAGGCGGGACTCGAGGTAGCGGCGGTTGAACGGGGGCGGCTCGCTGTCGAACAGGTCGCGCCACTGTTGCTTCAGGTCTGGCGTTGGCGTGGTCTTCAGCGCGGCCAGGCGCGCGGGGATGGTGTTGGGCTTGTTCATGCATCTCTCCGGTGAGTTGGAGTTGCATGAGGGCATTGGTCGCTGGACAAGTGTAGGCAACTTTCTCCGGTATCGTCAGATACTTCGCCACTTTCCCGCATCCGCAGCCGGACCAGCCCGAGCGCCAGCAGACCGCAGAGCTCGGTGCGGCGCTCGGCGGGCGTCATCAGGTCGGGCGGCAGCGGATTGGGGCGTTTCATGCGGCCGACCGCTCCGCCCGGCCAAGAACGGCGGCGGTGATCGCCCCACGGTTCCAGCGGAAGTTCAGGTGGCAGTTGGCTGCATATTTCGACAGGCTGAAATCCAGCCCGTTGGCCTCGTGCCCCGCGCGCTGCAGCAGTGCCATCTGTTTCATCGTGGCGGGGTCGTTCAGCCAGCGACGGCTCTTGATCGAGGCGGTCCCCGTCTCGGTGGCGCGCAGGAAATCGTCTGCGGCGGCGAGCGCCTGCACCCGGGTGCCGATGGCAAGCGGCCGGATCGCCCTGCCTTTCGGCTGTCCGAGCGCGTGCCAGAGCGCGCCATCATGGAACACCCCAGCCCAGCCATTGAACCCGCTCGCCATCATCGCCTGGCCGTTGCCATGCAGGTCGCACCAGGCGAACGGCGACCGTTCCAGCAGGTCGATCTCCATCATGTCGAAGGCGGTCAGCAGTCGGGCCTCTGCTCGTTCCCGCGTGAAGACGTGACCGCAGAAATCGCAGACCGAGGCGCCGAGCGGCAGTTCCGCCTCGCAGGTCGGGCAAAGTTTCCACGGCGCCTGGCCGGCCTCGGGATCGTCTTCGTCGAGGTCGATCTCCTGTTCAAGCGACCCGTGCCGGAGCGCGGCGCCCGCGAAATCGAGCACGATGCAGTCGGTCTTCACGATACCGGGGAAACGCGCGGGATCGACACGGCGCAGACCGCGCCCCACCGCCTGGATGAAGGTGCCCTTGTGCAGCATCGGGCGCAGGATGCCGATGCAGCCAACCGGCTGGCTGTCGAAGCCTTCGGTCAGGACCATGCAGTTCGTCAGCACCTGCACCTCGCCCCTGTCGAACCGGGCGATGAGGTCGGCGCGCACCCGCGAGGGCATGTCGCCCGAGATCGTCTCGGCCGTGACGCCTGCGGCGCGGAAGGCTTCTGCCACCGCATCGGCATGGTCGACCGTCGCGCAGAAGAAAATGCTGCGCCGGTCCGCCGCCTTTGCCTGCCAGTGCTCGACGACCGCCTCGTTCAGCACCGAGCGGTTCAGCACCTTGTCGGCGGCGCGCATGTCGTAATCGCCCGCAGTGGCCTCCAGCCCGGCCAGTTCGTCCTCGACGCCGAGATCGATGGTATAGGTGCGCGGCGGCACCAGGAGACCGCGCCCGATCAGGGTGCCGATCTTCAGGTGATAGCCGACATTGCTGAAGGTGCGGCGCAGGCTGCGCCCGTCGCCACGACCCGGCGTGGCCGAAAGCCCGAGCAGCCTGATCTCGGGGTTGAGTTCCCGTGCGGCGTCGATAACAGCCTGATAGCTCTGCGCGGCCGAACGGTGGCATTCGTCGATGACGAGATGCGAGACCGGCGCCATGCGTTCGCGCCGGTTGGCGCGGGCGAGCGTCTGGACGCTGCCGAAGACGATGCGGCCGCTCCAATCGTCCTGCTCGGCCTTGACCACCGAGGTGGTCATTCCGGTTACTGCCCCGATGGAGGTCCGGTTCTGATCGATCAACTCGTCGGTGTGCTGCAGCACCAGGACGCGGTCGTGTCGCCGGTGTTCCAGTTCCTCACCGATGTAGAAACCGGCGATGGCCGTCTTTCCCGCTCCGGTGGGCAGCACCAGCATGGTGTTGCCATGTGCGGCGGTGCGGTCGCGGGCGGCATCGACCGCCGCCCTCTGGTAGTCGCGTGGAATCATGACCGCCCCCCTCAGCGTGCCCAGAAGGGTGCGGAACCGGAGGACGGCGCGCCGGACTGGCCCGTGCCGGTGTTCGACAGATGGACGCCCGTCGCGGTGAACTGACCCTGTTGCGGCGGCTGGGGCACGCTGCCCATCAGGCGCGCATATTCGGCATGGTCGGCGCCGAGCGCGGCTTTGATGACGTTGCGCCCAGTGTCGTCGGGCTTGTCCTTGTCGCGCTCGATGCCGATGCGCGCCACGAACTCCAGCCCGCTCAACTCGCCGAGGCTGCGGATCATCCGCGCGGCGCGGGCGGCGTTCGACTGGTCATCGGCACGCACACCGCGGGCGGATTCGAGGATGCCGCGGATCATGGCGCGCCCGCGGTTGCCGTAGGTGTCGTCGCCGGGACCGCCCGCAGCCTTTCCGCGAAAGCCGATGCGGGTGTAGATGCGACGCCGCGCGAACGGCCCCTCCATCACGACAGCCTCGGTGTTGAGGTAGAGGGCCGGGCTCGTCTTGCTCTGGGTCAGCCAGCCTTCCGGGCCCGCGCCGCCGGGGCGGACGGTGAGGCAGACCTTGACCAGCGTGTTGGCCGGGATGAGGTCGAAAGCGGCATCCTGCTTGTCCGCGCCGTTGAAATCCATGTCGCTCGCCATTGTCATGCTCCTTTCGTCGTCGGGGGATTGGGTGCGGTGGCGTCCGTGGGCAGATCGAAGTTCAGGCGGGCAGCGCCCTCTGGGCGCGGACCACGGATCTTCGCCATGAGCCGCCCGAGATGAGCGGGCTCGATCATCGACAACCGGCCGCTGCGGTCCTTTGCAGGCATCCCGAAATCGTTGATGGTGGTGCAGATGAAGGCACGGAACGCCTCGCCCTTCTCGGGGCGCAACTCGGTCAGGGTGATGACCTCATCCACGATGCCGGGCAGTTCGAGCCCGGTCTTCGAGCCCTCGATCTGCATCGAGAAGAAGGGCTTGCCGAAGTCGTCGAGCTTGCGGTCGAGAAGACCGACCAGCCAAATGTTTTTGGCGGGCGTGTGCTGCAGATGCGTGAGCCAGCTGATCATCTCCTGGCCGAGCAACCCATAGGTCGCGCGGAGATCCGGCTTGCCGGTGCGGTCGGACTGGGCCTGGGATTGGCCCTTGCACCACTGAAGGCAAATGCGAGAGGCGACGGAGATGCTGTCGACGAAGACCGTGTCGTACTTGTCGAGTTGGCTGGCGGGACCGAAGGCCGCGCAGACCCGCGCGAAGTGCCCTGGCCCATAGGACTGGTCGTCCCGCATGGCCGGGTTGGCGCCGCCGATCCAGGCGGCCAGATCGCGGGCGACCTCCCAGTCGCGGATGCGGATCTCGTCGCCGGGCCAGCCCTGAACGGCCAACTCGCCCGCCTCGAGGTTCAGGAAAAGCGTTCGCTGCGGATCGAGGGTCAGCAGCTGCGTGGTCTTGCCGATGCCGGAGGTGCCCGTGAGCACCCCCTTGATGCCGCGCGCTTCGCGCAGGCGTTCGTCGGCGGTGATGATCCGGAGCGGCCCGGCGCCGAAGGGGGCGCTCACTTGCCGCCCTCCAGATCGCGCGCCGCGGCCGAGATGGCGATGTCGGCACCACAGGCGCCCTGACGGCGCGCCATCTTCAGCACGTCACCGAGCGCGCCGGTCAGGCGGTAGAGGTCGGATTGCTGTCGCGCCAGGGCGACAAGGGCAAACTCGATCTCGTCCACCGTGGCGCGTTCGATCGGCACGACCTGGTCCGGCCTGTCGAAGACCGCCGGGACGTCGATGTTGTCGGGAAGCATTTCCAGCCAGCGCAGTTCGCGCAGGCGCTTCAGGGGGGAAGTCGTGAACATGGTGATGCTCCGTGTTTTCGTCGGTTGGTGTCCAGGGATCGTCGGGAAGACTGCTGCCGGGCCTGACGCCGCCCTGGAGCTTGCGGTCGGAGTGTTTCCCCGCGGGGGGGTGTTGCATTCCTCCGAGGGCCCGGCATGAAACTGGCGGGCCGGGTTATCGCCGGTCCTGTTGTCACCTACCGGCGAGCCTCCGAGACTGTCGGGGCGGTGCCGAGATATGCCGCGAGATCAAGCGCCTCGGCCGCCTTCCGGATGGTGGCGAGCCGCGCGTAGACGGTGCTCCTATGGATCCCGAGGGCTTCGGCCGCTTCCGTCGGCGACATGTCGATCAGCGCCAGCGCGAGGGCGCGGCAGGTCGGGGTCAGGCCAGCAAGGAGCCGCTGGACGTCCCGGACCAGCCCGAACGCCTCGTCTGGTGCGCGTGTGACGGCGGCATGCGGCATCACGCTGTCGGGCAGCGTTTCCGCGAGCGGCAGCATCTCGTCATCACCGCGCCCCTCGGCGGGACTGTCGAAGTCGATCCAAGTCCGCTCGGCCCGCAGCCGTTCGGTCGGCGCGGCCAGCGTGGCGATGCGGTTCGCCAGAACGCGGTCGGCGAAGGTGTCGTACTGACCGCGGGAAGGATCGAACTTCCCGTCCCGGCGATAGAGGTGCAGCCGCAGGTCCTGCTTGATGTCCTCGGCGTCCATTCCGGGGACGGAGCCCGAGCGGGCCAGCCGTTCGGCGCGAATGGTGATGTTACGGGAGACGCGCGAGTGCGCGTCGCAAATGGGGTGGAAACGCTCCATGAAGTTTCGCCTTCGTCCAGGTGGACGGGCACGCGGCCCGAGTGCCTGGCACCGGCGAAAATTCGTTGGAGGGCCTCGAAATCAGGGGGATCGGAGAAGCAAAAACCCCACGAAACCTTGCGGTTTCATGGGGTTGGGTGGGATGAAAAAAGTTTGGAAAGAGTCAGTCGTCGTCGGCGAAATTTCGGTCGCGCTGGTCGGATCGGCCCTGCTTCAGACTGCTTGCATCGACCAGGAACCGTGCCTCGTAACAATCGTCAGCGCCTGAGAACGGGTCCTCGTCGATCCCGAACCGCTCACGCAGTGCTGCGGCGAGAAGTTGGCGCTGCTTTTCGTAACCACGCTGGAACTGCCCGAGAATGCGAACGATATCGCTCGCCGGGCGGCGCCCCTTGATGGTGGAAATCGGAAAGGACCGAGGCAATGCCCCGCCAAGTGCGGCGCAAACAAGGAGTAGCCGCCACTGGCGGTTCGGCTTGCCGTTCCGCTCATCGCGCATGCCGATCTGGTCCGGTTCAAGGCGCGCCGGAGCCTGCCCAAGATAGCTGACGTTGAGCACGGCCTCCTCGCGAAACGCGAAGCGCAGATCGGACCAGCGGGCATTTGCAGGCAGAGTCATCACCGGACGCCGGACGACGTCACCTGCGTCCGTCAGCGCCGCGATCTCGGGCGCGAAGAGATCGACAAGTGGCATGGCAGCGACGAATCCCTTGCGCGGTGGGGGGGCGAAGTCGAGGCATTCGGCCCACGTCAGAACACGCCCTCGCCGGGCCGCAAGAAAGGCCGGAACGTCCGGGTCAATCGCGCCGAGCGATGTCACCAGCAGGACGAATGGCAGATTGCGACGATCGAGGTCGAGGACGTCTGCCCGGCCGAGCGGCGCGCCCGGGCTTGTGAGCGCAGCGAACACCGGAAAACTCCGGCCGGCGGCAATGGCATGATCGCCGATGTGCAGAAGGACCGCCCCGCGCGAAGGCGCGGTGGGAACGACAAGGCCAAGCGCCGTGGCAATGTCGGCGAACAGCCTGCGGCGGTCGAGTTCACGGATGCGGATATCGTCGGGATTGATGTCGAGGGTTTCGCAGAGTCGCCCCGGATCGCTGCAGACGGCACGGACCAAGCCGCCGGCATGCCGCACGACGTGGCGCGGGCAATGCTCCCCGCCGGGCCAGGGACAGTCGATACGTTCTGCGTACTTGGAGGTTTCCGGAAGGTAGCGTTCGACCAGGGTCCAGCAATCGATCAAGTCGACCTTCCAGTCGAGCGTGTCGGTCGCATGACCGGGGACGCGCTCAATCGTCCTCCAGAACGCCGACGTCATCGTCCTCATCTCCGACGTTGGGGCGGCAGAAGCCCTGATCCTTGAGCCAGCGGTCGATCAGATCGCTGTCGGCATCACGGTCGTAGCGTGCGAGGCTCGGCGGGAGAATGGCAACCGTCCGCTCCTTGCCGTCTCCATCGAACTTGACCTTGAAAACGGCCCGGTCGATGGAACCGCCCGCAAGGCGCCGCTCCCAATTGTCGTCCCAGGCCATGAAGAGGTCGTTCGCCTTGCGCACCTCCTTCTCCTTGGCCTTTCCGCCCCAGAAGCGTTCGATTTCGATCAGGCGCACCTTGACGATCTCGGAGACAGTGTCGTTGTCGAGCGATTTCTCGCCCTTCTCCAGCAGAGGATCGAGGGTGAAGCGGTTCGAGCGATCGAAGTACTCCTCGTCCCCGAAGATGACCCCGCCGAACGTCCGCAGGTAGAGCTCGGTTTCGCCTTTCGTCCCTGCATTGACGGCAAGTTCGTCAGACTCGCCGTCATAAATGACGACGTCGTGCTTCTGCGGTCGATAGTAGGCGATTCCCGATCCGCCATCATCCTGATGTCGCCCCTCGCGCCGCATCGGTTCGCCATGCCGGACCATGAACCATGTCTTCGTGCCGCGCGGAAAAGCGAATACCCGTGAGCCCTTGCCACGCCGCTTGCGGTCGAACCACTCGTCCATCCGCTCCTGCATGATCGCGGTCTGTTCGGCGGTCGGATCCGGAGCCGGTCGCGGCTTGCCGCTCTGGCCCGCGAAGTAGATGAACCGCGAACGTGTGAATGCCACGGTCTCGGCATGCTGACGTCGCAGCAGATCAGGTTTCTGGAGCCAGATCTGCAGGGCGATGTCCGCATCGGATGGTTCCTCACCGGCCTCGATCGTGAGACCAGCCCGTCCTGCCGCCTCGATCAACTCCTCGGCGGTTTCCTTGGTCGCGGTCTCGTGCACGTAGAAAAGGGCGTCGACCATTTCGGGCGGCACGTTTTCGTCGGGCTTCATCAACACTGCAGCAAGATCGTCGTAGGGAAAATCCTCATCCGCTTCGACCGGAAGTTCAAAACCCCGCGCCGAAAAATATTCCGCCCACGTCGCGAAGAACTTCAGTAGGTGCTTCGGCGAAATGCTCTTGAGGCGATCAGGGTTGGTGAAGCTTCTCGGGTTGAATGACGCCATGCGCGACTCGGCTCCAGGGTGAATCGGGGAAAGTTCAGGCTATCCGCAGAGTTGTGAACGCACAAGTCCATGTTCCCGAAGTGTTCCGAACCGCACATCCGACAGTCAGGACAGCCAGCCGGTAGGTGAGGAGAGCATCTGGAGCTCTCCCATGACCACAATCCCCTTCGCGCGCCGCGCTGACATCCATCCATGCCCGCATGCGGCCCCGGCACATGAGGGCTGCGCATGATCGATCCCGATGAACGTGAACAGGCCGCGCTCCGCGCCGCCTTGAAGAACATGGCCGAACTGATGGCCGAGATCGGCTGGACCGCGCGGTTCGCCGACCTCAGCGAGGCGCAGGCGCTCGCCCTCGTCACCGCTGCGGTCGACGGCTTCCAGGAAGCGATGATGGCCAGCGCACACCGGCCCGATCCGGAGGTGCCGTTCTGATGGACGCCGGTTTCGACTTCAACCATCGGGAGAAGCCGCCGAGTTTCGCGGATACCGTCAATGCCTGCATCGATAATGCCCTCGTCGCGGAACAGGCTCAACGCCCCGCGCGCGACTACCTCGGCGGCAGCCGGCTCGGCGATATCTGCCAGCGCAGGCTGCAATACGAATACCTGAAGACGCCGAAGGACCCGGGCGCCGGATTCTCGGGCCAGTCTCTGCGCATATTCGCGCTCGGACACGTCCTCGAAGATCTGGCCATCGAATGGCTGCGCCAGGCGGGCTTCGACCTTCGCACGCGCAATCGCCATGGCGATCAGTTCGGCTTCTCGGTCGTCGGTGGTCGGGTCCAGGGGCATGCCGACGGCGTGGTGGTCGCCGCGCCGAACGGCATGGCGGTCCCGGCGCTCTGGGAGTGCAAGTCGGCCAATGCGAAGAACTGGCGCGAGATCGCGAAGCATGGCGTCGCGAAAGCCAAGCCGGTCTACGCCGCACAAATAGCACTCTACCAGGCCTATCTCGGCCTGACCGAAACGCCCGCGCTGTTCACCGCCATCAATAAGGACACCTGCGAGATCTGGCACGAATCCGTGCCGTTCGATGCCGCACTTGCCCAGTCCGCCAGCGACAAGGCGGTGACGATCCTGCGCGCCTGCGATGCTGGTGAACTTCTTCCCCGCCACACAGCCGACCCCGACCACTTCGAATGCCGCTTCTGTGCGTGGCAGGAACGGTGCTGGGCATGACGATCCCGTCCGACACCATCGCGCCCGACGACGTCGCGCCCGACGCCGAAATGATCGCGATCTACGCCGACGTGGTGTTCGGCTACTGCGACGGCTGGGTGCCGGTCCGTGCGCTCGCAGAGAAAGGCGCGGGCGATGGCCCGCCGCATGTGCCCTTCATCGAAGCGGACGCCACGCTAGCCGCGAAACTCGCGCTTCAGGCGACATGGGCGAGCGACGCCGGCATGGCCTTGTTCGTGGCGCCCGGCACGGTGGTCGCCCCCGGCGACGCCCGGGCGGAAAGCATCGTGCAAACGCAGGTCGTGCTGGTCGATCTCGACCATGGCGACATTGGCGCGAAACGCGACCATCTTGTGCAGCATATCGGAAGTCCCACACTCGAGGTCGCGTCCGGTGGCATCACCGCCGAGGGCCAGCGCAAGCTGCACCTCTACTGGCGTCTGACCGAGCCTGCCGAAGGCGACGACATCGCCACGGTCTGCCGCGCCCGGCACATGATCGCCGCCAAGGTCGGCGGCGATCCGTCCTTCCGGTCCGCCCACCAGCCGATCCGCGTCGCGGGATCGATCCACGCCAAACAGGGCCGACGTCGGCTGGTGGAGATCCTGCACCACGATCCCCGCGACTACGATCTGGGCGAACTGCTCGAGGCGATCATCGCCATGCCGCCGCTCGAAGGCGAGGCCGGGCTCGACTTCAACATGGCGGCCCCCGAGCGCGGTAGCGTGACCGAGCTTTTCGGACGCCAGGTCCGCGAAGGTGGCGTGGACGGTACCACGCGCTTCGACGCGCTGTCGCGGGTGATGGGCTACTGGATCCGCCGCGCCCGCGAAGGCCATGTGCCGCGCGAACAGGCGTGGGAAGAAATCGTCTCCTACAACGCGGCCCGCGTCGCCCCTCCCTGGCCGGAGGAACGGCTGCGGGACGAAGCCGAACGCCTCTGGAAACGCGACACCGCCCGCAACGGCGATCTCGAGGACGAGGATGGCGGGTGCGATGACGGCGGCCCGGCCGGTGGCGACGACGACGGCCCCGTGCCGGTGCGTTTCACCGAGGACGCGCTCGCCGCCACCTTCGCCGTCCGGCATGCCGAGACCTGGCGTTACGTCGCGGGCTGGGGACAGTGGCTGACCTGGTCGGGCAAGTTGTGGCGGCGTGAGGAGACGCTGCAGGCCTTCGATCTGGCGCGGATGATCTGCCGCGAGGCGGCCGCGCGTGCCGGATCCGCAAGGCTCAAGGCCAAGCTCTCCACCGCCGCGACGGTTTCGGCCGTGGAGCGGCTCGCCCGTTCCGACCGTCGCCACGCGACCACGACCGAACCGTGGGACCGTGATCCCTGGCTGTTGAATACGCCGGGCGGTGTGGTCGACCTCCAGAGCGGCGCATCCCGGCCACATGATCCCGGCCTCTTCATGACGCGGATCGCCGGTGCGTCGGTCGCCGGTGCCTGTCCGGTCTGGCTTGGCTTCCTCGAAACCGTCACCGGCGGGGACGGCGAGCTGCAATCCTACCTGCAGCGGATGGCGGGCTATTGCCTGACCGGCGTCACCACCGAGCATGCGCTGTTCTTTCTCTACGGCACCGGTGCCAACGGCAAATCCGTCTTCGCCAACACCCTGACCGCCATCCTCGGCGACTACGCCACCGTCGCGCCGATGGACATGTTCATGGCCACGCAGGGCGATCGCCACCCGACCGACATGGCGGGGCTGCGTGGTGCGCGGATCGTGACCTCCATCGAGACCGAACAGGGCAGCCGCTGGGCCGAAAGCAAGCTGAAGGCGCTGACCGGGGGCGACAAGATCACCGCCCGCTTCATGCGGCAGGATTTCTTCGAGTTCATCCCGCAGTTCAAGCTGCTGATCGTCGGCAACCACAAGCCCTCCATCCGCAACGTGGACGAGGCGATGAAGCGGCGCCTGCACATGGTGCCGTTCACCGTCACCATCCCGCCCGCCCGGCGCGACAAGCACCTGGCGGACAGGCTGCTCGCCGAACGCGACGGGATCCTCGCATGGGCGCTCGAAGGCTGCATCGAATGGCAGCGGACGGGGCTGCGCCCACCGCCCGCCGTGATGGCCGCGACCGAGGATTACTTCGAGGCAGAGGACGCCATCGGTCGCTGGATCGATGAACGCTGCTCGCTCGGATCGCACCTGAGCGCGGCCACCACCACGATGTTTGCGGACTGGAAGGCCTGGGCCGAGGCGAACGGCGAATTCGCCGGCTCGGTCAAGCGGTTCTCGGAAGCCCTGATCGTGCGCGGGTTCGAACGCCACAACACCCGTGCGGCCAAGGGATTTCGCGGCATCGCCCTCAATGACAGCAACTCTGACCTTTTCTCGGGAGAATAGGAAAATGCCAATGGATTCAGATGGTGTGACGGATGTGACGGATCATACTTATATGACCGTTACGCGCGCGCATGTGCGCGCCTGTGGAGCGGATAAGGAACCATCCGTCACATCCGTCACATCCGTCACACCCGTCACCGCCGCCCCCGGTCTTCAAGGCGTTGATGGAGTGGGCCGCTGCATCCTCGCGCTCGACCTCGGCACATCGACCGGCTGGGCGATCCGCGGCCATGACGGCCTGATCACCAGCGGCACCGTCTCGCTCCGCCCCGGTCGCTTTGACGGCGGCGGCATGCGCTATCTTCGCTTCACCAACTGGCTGACCGAGATCGACCGGCTGTCCGGACCCGTCGCCGCGATCTGGTTCGAGGAAGTTCGCCGCCACGCAGGCACCGACGCGAGCCACATCTACGGCGGGCTCATGGCCACGCTCACATCATGGGCTGAGCTTCGGGGCGTGCCCTACGAGGGTGTTCCGGTCGGCACGATCAAGCGTCATGCCGCTGGCAAGGGCAACGCCGACAAGGCCGCCATGGTCGCCGCCGTCCGCGCCCGCGGCTTCAGCCCGGCCGACGACAACGAGGCCGACGCCATCGCGATCCTGCTCTGGGCGATCGAGACGAATGGGGGTGTCGCATGAGATGGCATCCTCACGGTTACGGCGGCCGGCGCCGGGATCCCGAGCAGGTTAAGCGCGAGGGCTGGCAGGAACAGGGCGTCCTCGCGGTCTCCGCCGATGACGACCGTCTCACTTGGGCCGAGCGTGAACTGGTCCGACAGCTCGGCGAGAAGCTCTACGGACCACGTCCTTCCGACAGGGAGGCGCGCCATGGCTGAGCGCGAATGGACTGCCGAGTGCGTCGCTGATCATTTCGAGGAGGCGTTTCGTACCCTGGACTATGCCCGCATCGCCATGACGGCCGAGGATGCGCAGTGGATCGAGAGTCGCAAGTTCAGCCGCACCGACATTGCCATGTTCTTCGGCGTGCCGCCGCACATGATCGGCGACACGGAAAAGTCGACCAGCTGGGGCACGGGTATCGAGCAGCAATCGATCGGCTTCGTCGCCTGGACGCTCGAGGACCATCTGACGATGTGGGAAGAGGCGATCAACCGCGACCTGATCGGCGCGGAAGACGATCTCTACGCGCGCTTCAACCGGGCGGCGCTGGTCAAGGGCGACATCAAGGCGCGCTGGGAGGCTTACGTCAAAGGCCTGCAATGGGGCGTCTACAGCCCGAATGAAATCCGCGCGCTCGAAGACCAGAACCCGCGCGACGGCGGCGACGTCTTCTATCCGCCGCCGAACACGGCGGGAGCGCCGGCGGGGGAACAACGAGATCGCCAGGAGTCTGGCAACGGCAGCGATGGCGATCGCGTGGTCGCTGCCAGTGGCAACCCTGGCGATCGAAAGATTGGTGGCCGGCGCGATGACGAAACCGACGCCCCGTAACGACAAGGAATAAACAGATGACCCTTCTGAACACGTTGAAGCTGGCCTCGACGCTGATCGTCATGGCGGTTGTCGGGCTGGCCGCCATCAGCCCTGCTTTCGACTTCGGCATCTTCATCGGTGGCGTCACGCTCGGCGGATACCTGTTCCAGCTTCTGGAGAACCTCTGATGAGCCTGCGCAGCCTTCCCAACGCGCCCACAATGGCTCGCCCGCAGAACTACCAGTGGGATGCGCCGTCCGACGTGCTGGCGAAATGGGCAGAGCACTCTTTTGCCGCTGCGCCCGGTGCCGACGCCGACGCCACCATCTCCATCTTCGACGTCATCGGCGAGGATGGCTGGACCGGCACTGGCGTCACAGCCACCCGCATCACGGCCGCGCTGCGGTCAATCGGCAACCGGGACATCACCGTTCGCATCAACTCGCCCGGCGGCGACATGTTCGAGGGCATCGCCATCTACAATTTACTGCGTACGCACCCGGCAAAGGTGACCGTCGAGGTGCTGGGCTGGGCAGCGTCGGCCGCTTCCATCATCGCCATGGCCGGCGATGTGATCCGCATGGGGCTCGGCTCCTTCATGATGGTGCACAATGCCTGGGGTCTGGTCATCGGCAACCGCCATGACCTGCGCGAGGCCGCCAGCCTGTTCGAGCAGTTCGATGCGGCACTTGCCGACATCTACGAGGCCCGCACCGGCATGGATCGCGTCGGCATCGAACGGCTGATGGATGCCGAGACCTTCATGACGGCAGCGCAGGCCGTCGAATATGGCTTTGCCGATGCCGTCGACGATGGCGTTGCAGCGCCTTCCGGCGATGCCAAAAGCACAGACCGGCGGTTGATGGCACGCCGGCAAACCGAGGCCGCGCTCGCGAAGGCCGGCTTCACCCGCACCATGCGCTCCGAGATGCTCTCGGAGTTGATCGGCTCGGCCACGCGTGATGCAGGCCAGCCTTCCGCCGCGCGCGATGCAGGCGACAATCCCGAACTGAATGCCGCCGCCCTGCAGCGGCTGATCGACACCATCAGATCATAGGAGACCCGAGATGGGTATCGAACTCACCTCGCGTGCGCGCGGGATCGTCGGCGTGCGCGCCGATTCCGGCAATGCCACCAAAATCCTGGCCGAACTGCAGAAGACCTTCGAGGACTTCAAGGTCGAGCGCGACAAGGAACTCGCCGACATCCGGGCCGGCATGGCCGATGTGGTCCAGACCGAAAAGGTCGACCGCATCAATGCCGAGATCACCGCCCTGCAAAAGGCTCTCGACGAAACCAATGCCGCGCTGGCAGCGCTCAAGGTCGGCGGGGTGGGTGGCCCGGCTGACCCCGACAAGGCCGAACATGCCCAGGCCTTCGACCGCTTCTTCCGCCGCGGCGTCGATGCCGGCCTGCGTGATCTTGAGGTCAAGGCCAAGCTGACCACCCAGTCCGATCCCGACGGCGGTTATCTGGTGCCGGAAGAGACCGAGGCCGGGATCGACCGGGTGCTCGGCACCGTCTCCACCATCCGCTCGCTCGCCCGCACCATCTCGATCTCGACCAGTACCTACAAGAAGCTGGTCAATATGGGCGGGGCGACGTCGGGCTGGGTTGGCGAGGAACAGGATCGTCCTGGCACGGCCACGCCGACCTTGCGTGAGATCGCCATCAATACCGGCGAGATCTACGCTATGCCCGGCGCCACGCAGACCTCGCTCGACGATGCCCGCATCGATCTTGCCGCATGGCTGGCCGAGGAAGTGGCGATCGAGTTCGCCGAGCAGGAGGGTGCTGCCTTTGCCCATGGCGACGGCATCAACAAGCCGCGCGGCATCCTTGCCTATGACACGGTGGCCAATGCCTCCCATGCCTGGGGCAAGATCGGCTTCGTCGCTTCAGGCAAGGCTGACGGCTTTGTTGCGGCGACCGCCTCGGCCAATCCTGCCGATTGCCTGATCGACCTCTACTATGCCCTGAAATCCGGCTACCGGAACGGGGCCTCCTGGCTGATGTCGGATGCGACCATGAACACGGTGCGCAAGTTCAAGGACGCCGAGGGCGCCTATGTCTGGGCGCCACCCTCCGGCCCTGCACAGGTGGCCACCATCCTCGGCAAAGGGCGACGATGATAGCCGGATACGCCCATGCGTTCGAGAAGGCGCTGGCTGGTGCGGGCTACGATGCCGCCGCGTCGCGGTCGCCGACCGCGCCGACACCGACGCCCAAGCCTGCACCCATCGACATCGCACCGGGTGCCGGAAGGCGCGACCTGCCCGCCGCCGTGATCCTTGTCATCATCGTCCTGATGCTGGCCGCGGTGGCTGCATCCATGTTCGGAGGCTGACATGAGCACGCTCGCGTCCATCCTGCTCACGGCGGCCGGCGATCTTGCCGGCCCCGTCATCAGGAAGATCCTTGGCGACAGGCTCGGCGGGGTCGGTGGCGAACTCGCCGGCAAGGTGATCGACGTGATTGCCGAGAAGGCCGGCGTCCCGGCCGAGGCGCTACCTGACCTGCCCCCTGACGATCTGCAAGAGGCTATCGTCGCGGCCGAGCCGGAAGCGGCCGACATTCTCATGGCCCATGTCGAAAGCCAGCGGCTCATGAATGAGACGCTGAAGGCCGAACTGGACAAGGGCGGGCCGACATGGACGTGGGCATGGCGGCCAAGCTGGATGTGGCTGCTGGCGTTCGTCTGGCTCTATGCGCTCATCTTGCGTCCATTGGCGAATGCGGCATTCGGCGCTGCAATCGAGGCCGTCGATCTCACCATCCTCATGACGCTGACCGGCGTCTTCACCGGCCTCTACATGGGCGGCCACACCGCCAAGAGCATCATGTCCGGATTGCGGAGGCACCCCG